GAGATCCTAAAGGAGAAGTTGTGCAACAAGATGTACCATGTGCGAGTCCACCAGAGCCTCTGGAAAGAGCCCAAGAACGTGTTTATTGACACGTTGTTGAAGTCCTACTCAACCGAGGTTGTGTACGAGATTCCGAGTGCGCATCCTAGTGAAGAGGGCATCGTGCACCTACTTACTGAGACAATTGCAGAAATCAGCAACCCAGGCGAGTCAGTGCTCGTCGTTGGAGATTCCACCACTTGTAGTGGGATTAGGTCGTCCAGAAAGGAGGTGGCTGAGGCCGTCGAGGCTTGGTTGAGAAGGCCTGTTTATATAGCTTCGGTCAGCGGAGCCAGTTTTTCCGATAGGTCAAACAGTTTTGTAAATCAGATTGAAGAGATCATCGAAGGTTGTTATTTCTACGACAAAGTCCTCCTAGTTGGAGGCTGGAATGAAAGCGTTCCAAAACCAAGACACATCGAAAATTTCTTTCGGGCTGTGCCTCTCGTGCTGGAAACGTCGAAGTCTTACGACTTTGGCGAGGACGAGGAGCTTGCAGCCGACCCCATTCAAGTTGAGCCGGCTTTGAAGCCACTTAGTGTGGCTAAGTGCCCCCCCCCTGTGAGGGAGCCACCGGCCCCGCCTGTGGTCAGTGTGGCGGTCAGTCCTGTTTTGGGCAAGGGTAAACCCGGTGCTGTTAAGGACCCGCCTACCGGCCATGGTGTCGGGGTCACGCTCCCCCTCCCAAAGGTGTTCGGACCCTCCGACTCTGAAGCCAAGAAATCAGAGAAAGAGGCTAAGAGCACCCTCATCAGGGAGAAGTTGAAAAGGGAAGAGGCCAAAGTGTCTGCGAAGGAAGCCAAGCGCGCCCCTCAAGGAACAACAGTTGAGAAGGTAGCACCAGTGGTGACACCGCAGTGTGTAAACGCTGCGCCTGGAGTCAAGACGTGGTTCGAAACTCTCATGATGTTTTGTGAAGGCAGCGCTGAGGCTGTGTCTGAGATGGTTGGCGTCTTTTTGCCACCACCCAGGCCTAGCATCAATGTGAAGCCGAAGGCAACCCGACCAGAAAATGTTGGACCTACGAAACTACCAGCTTACCACGATGATATTCCGGAGTCGAACCTCGACGCCGAAGGAAACGTGATTTCTTACGCTGGCAACCTCGAAGAGTCGCAGAAGGCGTTGGACGAGCTGGACAATTTTGTGCGTGAGGAGCTCATGCAGCCAGGGAAGTTGAAGACGTTAAAGGTCTCCGAGTTCTTTAGCCGCCTGGGCGAGATCCGCAGCAAGCACGCCATCAGCCACAAGGTTAGTAGCGAATTGATGAGGAAGCTGTTTCCACGCAATTGTGGGAAAATGCCAAAAGAACAGGGCAAGGTGGAACCGAAGGTCGACCATTGTACATATGTGGGCACTTGCCACGAGCTGCAGGGCGACAAAGAGGACGTTCCTGTCACTCCAGAAGTTCTGGCAGAGCAGATGTTAAAGTGCAAAGAGTTTGGCTTGATTAATGAGGACGGTACCATGCAGTACCATTCCGCCAAAAGAAGCGTGAAGGCGATGAAGGCGTCGTTGAGGCAACAGCTGGGAGCGAAGCTGCCTAGGACCCGTGGGTACACCCCCGAACACTTGGAAGCGTTCATCGCTGGACAGCCTAGCCAGCCATACGACGAAGATCCGTCTGTAGCCGATTACATGGCAGGTTTGGTCAAGCAGGTCGATAATTCAAAGACGACCGCATTCAGCAAAGTGTATAATAGACAGCCGTTGAAGCTGGGTTATTGGAACGATCTGAACTGTTTCGAGAGCACGCTGCGTGTTTTGTACACGGTGGCTCTGACAACGTTGTGCACGAATGAGTTTGTTGAGAACTCGTCCGCGATCGACAAGTTCGAAATGTGTTTGATTGAACCTGAGGTGTGCTTCGTCAAAGACGAGATGCATCCCCTAAAGAAAGTTAAAGAGGAGCGCTGGCGTTTGATTTGGAACGCGAGTGCGCACGCTGAAGTAGTCACCCGTTTCTTTCATGATTTTCAAAACAAACTGAACATCATGCTTTTCCAAGACGGGTGGACCCACTCGGAGGCTTGTCCTACCTTTGGGGCTTGCCCTGGGATGGGGCACCACGATGAGGGACATCAACAGGTTTGTGACGCTATGCGTCGCATGGGAGTGAAGTCCAAGGCTGATGCCAAGGGTTGGGACTTTTCTGTCACACATGCCTTATGGAAGTGTGACGGGTTCGTCCGAGCTCGTCTGGCAGAAGCAGGGGGGTGGCCCCCGCTCATGTGTGATGCCATTCTGCGTTTTGCAAGTTGTTGCGCCGATCACATCATCGTGTTAGGCAAAAATTTGTTCATGGTGAACAGGAAGGGAATCATGGGATCGGGTAGCGTTTCAACGTCCGCCACCAACTCGACCATGCGAGCGGTCATCCACTCCGAATGCAGATGGGCCGACTGTGGAGTCGTGTCTCTCTGTCTGACGATGGGGGACGACATCGCCTGCAAGGATGTCATCACGGAAGCACAAATCACCAGAAGTAAAGAGCTGGGGATGATGTTATCGGACTATGAGGAAGTGAAGGACGACGTCGTTGACTTTACAAGCCACCTGTACGATCTTAAGACAGGTTGCGTGATTTTCAACAACGTCAAGAAGCTCATCGCCAGGATCTGCATGTTGCCGCAACTGGTGACCCAGGAGCAGGTGGTCGGCATGTTGTTTGCGGTTCGCAACAACTGTGGAGACGACTTGTCACTGGTTCGCCGTGCCTTGGACGCTGCCGGGGGGGCGTTGTTCAAGGGTCTTGAGGACAGGTGCCTGACCTGCATGGACACCAAGTGCGTCCTGTAAGGGAGGTGGGCGGTTAAAATTTTAATTAGAAATTTTATGGTCGCACAGCTACCAACACTTGCAAGCCCTGTTGTGTTAAGTCACGAGGGGTTAAAATTTCAAATACGGAAAACTTTGTCCTTAATTGGATAGTTAGAGTGTCCGGACAGTTCGTTTCTGTCTGTTCTTGTTCCTATGGCGAAGGGGAAAACTCCAACGCAACTTGGCGTTGTGAAGAAGAAGCCATCGCCTGCGAAAGCAATGGTGAAAGGGCCGGGTCCACCCCGCCAATTAGCCAGAGCTCCTAGCAAGGTCATCAAGACTGTGGTCAAGAAGAAACAGAAGCCTCCTGGACCAACAAAACCATTACACCACCACATGTTCAACCCTTTTGTCAATAGAATCACACCGGCGTTGCGACACGAAGGAGCCGCTCTACCCATACCAGGCAGAGTGCGCTTCGCAGTGCCGTTTACCGCGGCTGATGTGACGAATGGCGTTCGCCGATTGTTGTTCTGTTCAAACGTGGGCTGTTGCTCCACTGTTGCAATTATGATATCATGGGACTCCAGCAAAACTTTGTTGACGCCTCAGATCTTCTCAATTCCAACTTTGACAGATAATGCATCATCCGGTAAGGGTGCTGTATCCGGTCGCGCTATGCGTTACTCAGTCACTTACACCAACACGACAGCTAGTGCACAAATGGGCAGCACAATAACTTACGCAAACTTAGACAGCAGGTTGTCACTCCCCAATTCGCCTGCTGTTATGACGGGCACTCAGTGGGATGGTGTGTTCGAGAAACTGAACGACTTCCCTAAGGCAGTCGTTACAAACGGTAAGGCATTCGTCGTTCCAAAGACTTTGATTGGTCACGTGGTGGATTCCACCACCTACCATGATTATGTCTCTTGGAAGGGTGTCTACACTACCATTACACAGTTCATGGACCACCTCGCTGAGTGGCCCCTGTTAGAGTCCCACACTCGTGGGCGTCCAATGTCAACAATTATTACCATGTTCGATACGCCTGCTTTTCCTCAATCATACTATGCTTGTGTAGACGCTCACTTTTACACTCGTTGGCCTATTGAAACTCTTCAAGGCCAGAGTCATCGTGAAGTGCCTACTGGATCAGCCGACGAAATTAACAAAGACGCCAAAATAGCGGCCTCTCTGGGCACAACCTTGGTCACTCCTCCAACTGAAGGAGGGATTGGTTGACGCCCTGGAGCCTCTAAGCCTTCAGGTCCTGCGCATGTCCACTCGGACTCCGAGGGGCTATCGCTGGCTTATGGGGCGCCTAGCGGTCTGTACTCAGACGGCTCTACTGTTTTTGTTGCAGGAACCAGAACTCTGGCCGATTGGCTTAGAAACCCCCTCATTCCTCTCCAGATGACGCAGTCTTTACCGCGTTACCGGGAGTTGGAGCATTTGGGGGCTTCCCAAGACATTCGCCGGGTTGTGGGCCATTCTATGGGTGGCAGTGTAGCGCTGGAGTACCAGCGACACCACTCTGGTGTCGAAGCGGAAACATATGGTGCGCCCGTTGCCACTTTCTCGCGTAGCGAGCATCGGCATAGGGACCTGTTTGACCCAGTGTCCATCTTGGACTTTGGTGCAGACAGTGCACACCTCACGCTTCCCCATAGTTATTATGGCCCCTAATGGAACTCTGTTCCTCCAGACAAAAGGTACTGGGTTATCAAAGTCCTCAC